TAATGCCCATGCTTTTGTATTGATGCCATAGTTCATACAACTTCATAACTTTTGGTTGCGCAGATTCACCATATTCAGAAAGATGTTTTTCTGGCTTAAAATTCCAGATATCAACTCTTTGCCATTCCATAATTTCTTTACCAATTAACTCTGGTCTTGTAGGAAAAGATTGACCAAAATTATCAATAGTTTCACCATAAAATTCACCAGTAGGTAAATCTCTCATTTTAAATAAATTAAAAGCATCGCCTAAACACCTTGTAGCCTCTTTATAAGATGCCTTAGTATAAAAGCCACCTTCAGCCTGCTCTTGCGCTAATTTTAAATATTCTTCATATGAACGACTCATTTACTTTCTCCCTGTTTTAATTTCTAATTGAGTTGCATCTAATCTTTGCTTTTTTGCCCAATACTTAGAAATTGGAAAAGAGCCAGTTTGATCTGTGACAATACCATCCTTAACAACTTGAATATGATTTGAAGTTGTGACGATATAAGTTTTACCCTTAACAGTATGTTGATCAACAAAATAACTAAGAGTTATTTTTTTCTTAAAATGAAATTCTTTAAACTTAACATTAAAATGTTTAAGAACTTTAACTCTTTCAGCATGATTAGTTCTACCCTTCCAACCATTGGTTTTTTTAGTCAACTTTTTAAAAGTATCAAAAGTCTCGTCTAAACTAATATTAGAAACTAAAGAAACTGAAATAACCCCACATAATGGAAGTTCGCTAATTGCTTGACCTTGTAAATTTTGCATTTTAACCCTCTCACAAGTTATTTATAGTTATAATATAATATTAACTAAAAGTTAATACAAGTGTTTATTTGTAAATATGCGCATAAAGTTGTAAAATACTTCTAAATTATTATTAAATAGGTGTTTTTATGTTTACTGCGATAAATGTCATAGGACAAATAGCCACTACTTTTCTTGAAGGCAGGGTTGCAAAACAGAAAGGTGAGAATCAAATTAAAATAGCTGAAGCTGAAGCCAAAGCAAAGATCCTAAGTTCTGAATCAGATTGGGAAAAAATAATGGCTCAAAATCAGGCAGGCAGTCTCAAAGATGAATGGTTAGTCCTGCTTTTTTCGATACCCTTGATTTTAGCCTTCTGCGGAGATTGGGGCAGGGAAATAGTTGCTAATGGTTTTAATGCATTAGAGCAAATGCCTACGTTTTATCAGGCAGGATTAGGCGCAATGATAGCAAGTAGTTTTGCCATTCGCGGAGTATCAAAATTCTATAAAAAATAGGTGACAAATTTTTCTTTGTCAAAAGGGTGTTAACCCACTGTATTTATTAAATTGATATGGCGGGCGCTCTGCCCTAAGAATTTAAGTAATACAATGGGTTACTATGGTTTGTCAACGTCACTTGCGACAAACGCGACTAGAACGACTTTCCTTTATACATCTTCCTAGTATGGTTAGAAGCATTCTTTCTGGTTGCTTCTGGTAATTTGGCATAATGATTTTCTGTTATTCTTACAGAAGAGTGTGCAAGCTGATAACTTATTTCAATCATAGGTACGCCATTTTGCAAGGCTTGTGATGCCCAAGTAGTTCTAAAATCATGGAATCTAAAATCTTCTATACCTGCTTCATTTAAAACATTTTTAAACTCAGTATAAAAACCTTTTAATGGCTTGCCATCTTTTTCAAGAAGATAACCGCTTTGACTTTTTAAGATTGCTTCTTTTATCAACTTTGAAATGCTGTCATCAATAACGCAAATTGATCTACCTTTTCTTTTTATGCCATCATTTTGAATACCATAATTAAAATCTATATGGTTGCTATCTAATTTTACTGCACCTTTTTTAAGATTTAATATTGCACCCAATCTTTGCGCAGTAGTTAAAGCTAATCCAATTGTTAATCTTACATAATCAGGTTTAGTTTGTATGGCTTTAATTAAAGATGAAATTTCATGTTTTTCTAAATACCTATCTCTGGTAAATCTTTTTGTTGGTACTTCAACATTATATGGCATTTGATCTAACATCCTGCCACTTTTGCTAGTCGTTGCCCAAATCAAAGCGGATTTTAAAACAGATAAATCTCTTGCTATAGTTGTTTCAGCTATGCCGTTTCTGTATTGATCATTTTCATATTCCATTAAATCTTTTTCTAAATCATAAGGATTTGAAAATTCAAAGTATCTTAATAATTTATTATTATATGATAATGTTTTAATTTTATTTTTAGGCTCTTGGCGTTCTGCTAATTGAGCGCAGTATTCATTAATAATTTGACCGCAAGTAATTGTATCACTAAAAGAATGTGCTGTTTTAAAAGCATTTAAAAACTTTTCCGCTATTAATTCGTCTTGCGTTCCAGTTGATACTGTCTTTGGTTTGCCCTGCGGATCTGTCCATGTAACAAGCCAATTCTTCTGCTTACCTTTTTTACGTTGGTACAATTTAAATTTATGCATTTTCCATTCCTCTCACTTGCCAAAACAAAATCAATGGGTATTCGGTAAAGAGGTTTTGATTCTGTTCCTGCGTTAAAAGATTGTATTACCCCTGATTTACATCTGCGTTGTATTGTTCGTGCAGATATAGACCATCTCTCACCAAGTTCTTTAACTGTTAATTGCATTATTTGATCCTGTAAACTCTATATTCATTTTCTGTTATTTTTCTATAACTAGATATTTTTCCATTTTTTCTAAGCAATCTTTGCACATATCTTGCCCTGCCTTGTAACTGTACATTAGACTTAATTACATTATCTGGCGTTAGTGCTATAAACTCATTTACCTTTAATTGATTAGCTAACTTTGTATAATCTTTCTTTTGCTTTTGTGCTTCTGGTATTAAATCAAAGGGCATCCCAGATCTGTTCCAGTTCTTTAAGTCTTGCGCTTGTTTTATTGACACAATCGTTGGAACATAATTCCCAACACTTTGACATATCTCCATGAAGGTAGATTGTAAGTGCGCCATTACCCCAGATAAATTTCTTACCGCATTCTTCACATTCACCTTCATTCGGTTGTGCTATTTGTTTTGTTTTTGCCCATCTTTTCTTCTTCATATTTAATTAATGCCTTTAAATACCACTGGCTTTTTTTTAGATCTTCTACGCCATTTTTCTGCTTGTAACGCCAGACATATTTAATGATATTGCCCTGACAATAATCTGCAAAACCTTCACCTGTTGCTGATTTAATTGCTTCAATACATTCCACCGCACTTTGAGTGTAATGACTTGGAGAATTTACATTATCATTTGTCATTTCTTACTTTCGGATCTTTTGCAAAACGTACATCATCAGGTTCTGCATCAAGTTCATTTCTAGACCATTTAAGACGTTCAACACCATAATCAGTTAACAAAGGTGCTAGGCAACTTGTTTCAGTCCTTACAAGACCTTTAATCCAGAGTTTATTAAAGATCTTTTTATCAATTGGCTCACCATAGGCAATTGCATCAGTATCTGAATCAGGTTTATAGATAGCGTTTAATGCTCTAATTTCTGGCTCAGATAATATGTAATGCTTATTGATACGCAGGTTCTGGTTAGGTGTTGAATTAGCATCTTGATTGCTAATAGTCTTACCATCTTTACGCTCTTTAAATCGTTTAGAAGGGGATTTCATCATCTAGATTATTCTCTACTTTTGGTTCAGTTTTTTTTTCTGGAGCAGGGGCATTACCATCTAACCATTTTGCCTGTTGCTCAGAAGAAGCCTTTACTAATTTACCTGCAATCCAACCTTCATCATTTTTGTTTTTAAGATTTACAAAATATAGCTGACCATCTAGCATCATTTTACCGCGCCTATCGTCATGCCATTCTTCTTCTTTATTATCATTATTATTAATTGTTATGGTACTTTCACTTTTACCATATTTGATTAATGGTTTTTCACTCATGCTGTTGCTCCTTTTAGTTCAGCTTTACGTTTGCTAAATTTTGAAATTATATCTGTGTTTTTCATCTCGTTTTTATCTAGTCTTTTAAAAATTTTATTTAAAGAATCTAGATCATTAGCCAATGCTAATTCACTATCTAAAGTTAAGTCACCATCACCAGAAATGGAGGAATCTGGTGATGATGCTTCCTTCTTCTTCTGGCTATGCGGTGAGAGGGAATTGCCATCAGATGAAGTATTCTTTAGTTCATTGCCATCATTATCTATGTCAGCAATGCCAAATATTTTTATTAATGCATAACGTCTGGCGTAAGTGTCAGCACTGCCAAATCTTTGCATTGGAGTATTTTTTGTATCCATATAAATGGGTGTTACAGATGCTTCTGTAGAACTTCCATCTACATGAACAACTCTTGTAATTAACAATGGGAAATCAACTTCTTTATCAATTATATTTCTTTGATCTAAAAACAAATTAAATTCATGCAACCCCTGCACAACCTTTAAAACATCCTCTAGTGTTGAATATTTATTGCCAGTACCAAATGCTTTATTTACGCCACTTTTTTCTACTTTTGGCATATGTTTTTTAAATTCTATTAACGCTTTATATACTTGACCTACCTCAGTCATTTAACACCTCTATCTTTTTTCTATTATTTTTACTTACTGATATTTTTATGCCATCACCAAATGCAATTGATGCAGTTTTTGGCACTAAATCTTTTAATGCTTTTTCAGCTTCTAAACAGGATTGTCTTGCGCCATAAGTTTGTAACCATGTGTCCGCGTGTCTTTTCCAATTTAATTTAGATTTTACTGTAGTCATATCTACAGGCACTTTATCTTGAACAGGTACTGGCGGTTCTACAAAATCTGGTATGTTGTATGGCAAGCTATTCTTTACGCAATGCATAAAATCTTTAGCAATATTAATTAACTCTAACTGGTAATCTTTATCTATCTTAACTTCATGGAATGATGGCTCATTACCGCCCCTGAGTATGCTTAGAATGCCATAAGGCACTGATCTATTAGTATGTTCTTCTAATAGGTAAGCATTCCAGTAAAGCTGTGGAGTATAGTATTTAATTAATCTTGGAATTACATCTGAATATTCTTCATCAGCTTTTTTATAACCCAGAGTAAACTTAGCATCTATAACAGCCTGACGATTTTTGTAATTGTTTATACTGCCATCTAATGTGCAACGCATAAAATCATATTTTTTAGAAGTTAAAACCATTTGCTGATTAACAACTTCAACCTGATTTTTATACTCAAACCATGCCAGATTTAAATCTTCTGTAGCGCAACCAGATACAACTGCCCAAACTGTAGATAAATCATCAGGCTGTATATGCCCTGCTTTTAAAGCATATAACTTATCCTGCCTTTCTTCATCACCGCCTGCTAATACGCAAATCTCAGATCCACCTATTTTGCTCTGGCGTTCTTCTAAAGACTTTGTAGATAGTTGAAAATTTTTGAGATACTCAGGAACATAAACTGTTTCTGTATCATCTGTTTTAATCTCATTCGCATAATTATGTGTATTCATGCGAGTAGTATTAGGGGTAAACACGCATAATGTAAACCCCTAATTATTTTTTTTTATGTTCTTAACCCAAAAACATTGTGGATTTTAGTTATATCAGAGTGTTTATACTCATTTTCCACTTCTGGATTATATTTTTTTAGAACAATTTTATCAGAATCGCTTCTAACAAACTCTCTAAAATATCTTACATTTTTTTCTGATTTAAATTCAACTAACACTAATGATTCTGGATTTGGTGTTGAAGTCGGATCTAAAATTACTTTATACCCCCTAAACAGTCTAGGCTTCATATCATCACCTGATACACAGGCAACATATGCTTGGGCATTGTCTTTTAGTGATGGCACTCTATCAATCATATTAACAGCTTCCTCAGTCCATTTAATACCACCGCTCAATAAAGGTGTACCATAAACAGGCAACATTTTATTTCCATTTTCATATGCATTATCAAAATGTTTATCGTTGTAGGTACTACCCATGATATTTGCAGTAGCTGTTTCTACTAAACTATCGGCATCAGACATTATATTATTATCTATAAAATATTTTTTTAAAGGCATTTCATGCACCCCTAATCGTCTTTTACCTTTCTCTAATCTTGAATATTCAGATTGTGATATATTTAACAATTCTGCCATATCCTCTTGGCTTTTTCTCAAACTGTTTCGTAATGTATACAACTTGTTTGGATAATCCATTTTACTATTCCCCTCTTTAAATGCGTCAAAAAACTTTGGTATTTAAACCATCTTAAAATATATGGAATGCTGAATACACTGTACCGAACTCTGCCTTCTATCCAGATCCATGACCATAAATAAATCATACTTAATTTGTGATTTAATTTAGGCGGTGCATTATTGGGGTTCATAATTATATTATTTTGAATTGCCCTAGTATTGCTACACACTGTTCTTGGCTTCATGCCTAAACCATATCTATCTTGCAACCCCCATTGATTGCCACGAACAACCTTAACGGCTTTGTTAAAAATCTTATTTCTATAATCATATTCATTCTTAAAATATAAACCCCACCCAGTTCTTTGGCTTGTACCAAGTCCACCGATTGGAGAAACTTTTATTAAATTAAACATTGTTTACTCCCATTTATCTGTTTTAACTATAAGTTAATAGAAGCATATATTATTCAAAATTGTTTGACAACACATTTATTAACTTCTAGTTTATGCGTAATTAGAGGTTAGCGATGAAATTAAAAGAATATTTAGAAGAAGAACAAATCACAAAAGACCTTTTTAAAGATATGTTGGCTGAAAAAGGAATAGTAGTTTCTGATGTTGCATTCTGGAAATGGTATAGCGGTTTAGGTTATCCAAGAGGTGACAAGATAGCAATTATTCAAAGGCTTACAAATCACAAAGTGCAAGCAGTGGATTGGTATGATGGGAAAGTTCAGTAGAGATAAAGGCTATAGGACTGAGAATAACATTAGAAAGAAAGCTGATATTCATGGACTTCATGCCTATCGCGTTCCGCTTAGTGGCGGTGGAAGCATTAAAGGTGACGTAATTGTTTCATCTAAAAAAGGTGCTGATGAGTGGGTGATGGAAGTAAAGTGCAGGGCGGATGGTTTTAAAAATCTGTACAAGTGGAAAGGTGATAACGATGCGCTTGTTATTAAAGCTGACAGGCAGTCCGAACTTATCCTGATTGATTTAGATGATTTTTTTGAACTACTAGCAAATCAAAAGTGATTGTTAATTTATCCAGATCAGAAGAAAGCATTTGTGCGCAGGCAGGTAATGCCAGAACTTCTTTTGCCAGATATGCAGGCTTAAATAATCAGAAGGTTGTTAACAGATCTGATCTGGATTTGCTTGGAGTGCGCGGAGAAATGGCTGTTGCTAAGATGTTTGATCTAGATTGGACTGCCAACGCTATTGGGCATGATGATGGTGTTGATATGTTTTTTGGTGATTGCTCAATAGATGTAAAGACAGGATTTGAGAATGCCAGAATGCTTTTGTTTAGGAATTTAGATAAATTTAGATCTGATGTTGCTATTTTTTGCAGGCAGAAAGGCAAGCAGATAGAGGTTGTTGGATGGTGCAGTCGCGTTGATTTTAAATTTAAATCTAAAGAAGTTGATTTAGGTCATGGAAAAACATGGGGTTTAGACGAAAAACTTTTAAATAAAATAGAATATTTATGGAAAATACTGAAACAGAAACAGTTAAAGAATTAGAATTTTGTCCGCTTTGTAAGACTGCTTTAACTGTGGTTAATGTTCATGGACATTATCAATGCGTAACCTGTAAGGCTGTGATCAGTGAATGCTGTTCTGGTGAAAGGGCAGATAATGAGCAGGCATAAGCAGGATTATTACCCAACACCAGAAATAGCTACTCAAGCATTGTTAGAGCGTGAAATGTTTGCACCTATTGTTTGGGAATGTGCTAGTGGTGATGGATCAATCAGCAAAGTATTAGAGAAACATAATTATAAAACATATAACACTGATTTATTTGATTATGATTATGGTGAAAGCAATCAGGATTTTTTAGAATTTAAAGAGTTACCTTTTACAAATTGCGATATTATTACAAACCCACCTTTTAAATTGGCAAATGATTTTGTTTTAAAAGCAATAGAATTAAAACCCAGAAAGTTTGCATTTCTATTAAGGCTTGCTTTTCTGGAAGGTATTTGGAGAAAAGAAAATATATTTGTAAAACATCCGCCAACAAATGTTTATGTCTTTTCCAGAAGATTGACAATCTGGCGCGGTGATCAGGATATAAAAGGTACTGG